TCCTGCGTTTCCACCCGTACCATCATAAGTAGCCACTACAAAATGCCAACCAGAAGGAATTGCCGCATTAGCAGTTTTCCATATATTTGCACCCGTATCTTCATCAAAAAGCTGAAGAGACAAATTGCCCAAATATGATAGAAACAGATACTCCCTTGCTTCTGAGCCAGTTGTCCCGTCATACTTGGAGAGGATTAGTTGGTAGGCAAAACTATCCACATAAACCCAGGCTGCAACACTAAAGGCACTATCGTTAGTAGAATCTCCGAAACTAAAGTTTGGGTCATCTGCAATTTCCACTGCCCCCGCACCACCAAAATCAAAGCACGGTGTCATTGCCGTTTTTCCGGCAGCTGTTATCGCACTGCAATTACTTGGAGTTAAAGTCCCTGTGTAAAATGAGCCAACCTCATCAACTACTGTGTCTGCGTCAGTGTCATTTAAATACCACTGAGCAAGCATATCGGCAGAAAAATTTATACTCGTATCAGCTAAATGTAACTGGAGTTTTCGCTCGTTGTTCAGGCTCAGACGATATTCCATTGCAGCAGCACCAGTTGTTTCGTCCCATTTTGACATTAAAACCTGAACATCGCTTTGTTGTGTTACATATCCCCAACAAACCAGACTAAACGGCTCATCATCTGTATTGTCTGTGAAACTAAGTGCAGCAGCATCCGCCATGTAAACATTGTATTGACCGTCCAAATCAAAGCATCCAGTTCCAACTTTACCTGTAGTGGTAAGATTAGCCGCATCGGTTGACGAAGTGCCATCAAACGTACCTGAATTGTCTGCATTTTCTATAGTAACGCCTAAATCATCATTCAACAGCCAATGAGCAACAAGATTTCCGCCATCAATAGCAGTCAAAGTCTCCGTCCCAACACCATCCAGCACGGCCGCGCCATCAGCAAAAAACCTTATATACTGATTACCAGCCTCAATAACATAAGACTGGTCAGTTGAAAACTCAAAAGGCAGAAGTCTTGTTGCCAGTGAAGATGTTTTAACCGCTGCGATGTACTTCGTGCCAGACCTCTTTTGCGCCCCGCCCTGCGGTAATGGAATCATGTTCTCCATTATCGAGCAGCCGTTCTGGAACTTCGCTAAATCCTCTCTCGAATTTAGTAACGGAGATAACTCACCGGCATTAAAATTATTGAAAGACCGATACGGATTCTGCGCAAATACAGAAGAGCATAACAGTAAAAATATCAATATTTTACGAATAATATCCCCTCCTTGACTTTCTTGAACTCAAAAGAGTTTTCGTTGTCACTGACATTATACCGCTTTCCTGTGCATCAAATGTTCTGGCCAAACTGAGATAACCCGTCGTCTTTGGCCCACCATAGAGCATGGTCTGTAAATCCAACGAAGCCTTTTCGTTTTGTTTTATCGGTGAACTTAGCATTCTGGCAAGGTTGATAATTAAACATTGCCTCGCCGATATAGGCCATGCGTCAACGTCAGTTCGCTGGTAAACATACTCGACCTTGAGTACATCTAAGTCTGCGGCCTGCGAGGTGCAATATGTAGAAAGGTCGGTGGTTTCAGATGTCGCCGTAGAAGTGAATGCAGTATCAACCAGATATGTCAGGTCGGTTCCCGCTAATGTATCGTCAGACTGAATATACTCTCCTGCAAGATAGTCTTCTGACGCTTCCCAGTCTGATGGTGTTGCGCCTTCATTGGTAACAATTAAACCGGCTTTCATTTCCCATTCCGCATCAGGGGCCTCTTCTATTCCCCACACCTTTATGCAATCGGTAGGTTTAGTAAAAGCATTATCCCACTTAAATAGCGGATCGGTTGTCTGTAAGGCATAGGCGTGTTTCATTGCAAAGTTCCATCTATGCGAATACAGTATCTCATCTCTTGCATCGTCGAAGAACGTAGTGCAATAAATATGATTCTGTTCCGTTGTTCCGGTAGTGCTTATTTCATCTGCACCCAACATGCCTAAAGCCTGATTGCAGGCAGCAATATTTGCAGCATTTGAAGTCATGCTCATCTTGCTATCTCCTAATTAGCCGTTACTACTGCTTCAGGGTCAAGTTTCCTATACGACATATACCATTTAATCGCACCTGTCCCTGTACTTGATAGCTTCTGTTCTATTTCACCAACGGGGCAGAACCAACTTAAGGGATAAGAAGCGTTCTCATTAGCCGTAAGAATCCCTGCATTTTCAGAATTGGTTATAGCACCAAAGGTTATAACGTCACCTAACGAATCATTAGCGAGAGCTACAACTATAGAAAAATCTGCATCGTAATTGGGGTCAACGGCAGAATCTAATATTATACTTATATTACCAGGGGAACTCGCTATAATCGTAGTAACCTGACCGAACATAGAAATAATCTCAATAGCACCGCCGGAAACCGTGAACATCTGGTCAGCAGCATCCGTCATAACGCTTGACATTGAAATAGTCTGTACGTCTTGGTCGTATGACCTCTTAGTGGCAAATGCAGGAGTTATCACATAAGCAATAACCATGCAAGCCATAAGAATTAACACGCCTACAGTGATTTTGCCTGCGTTCTTTTTCATTTTACTTTCCTTAAAAAAGGGTTGAGTGAGTACGAAATGCACTCACTCATACCCGTTAGAACTAATTAGCAACAACTGTCACGCCCGTTGTCAGAGGTCTGAAAGATATGTACCAAGTTATCGCACCTGTGCCTGTACTTGTAAGTGCCTGCGTAATTACACCAATCGGACAGAACCAACTTAGTTGTGTCAAATTTGCATTTACATTGGCATTAGCAACTAAGACGCTTTCACCAGCAGTTGTAGTAGCAAATGTGATAGTGTCGCCATCAAGGCCATCAGTGAGCGTTACGGCTGTAGAAAAATCTGCGTCTTGTGCCGCGGTGGTAGCGTCTATCTCAATATTCAAATCGCCAGGTGCACCGCCTATGACAGTGGTAATTAAGCCGAACAAAGAAACAATCTCAATGGGACCACCAGCAACGGTAAACATAGCATCTGTTGAAGTCATGCCAGAGGTCATTTCCATCGAATACAGTTGACCTGGAACTAAAACGCTACCTTCGGACTCGTTATAGACGTTACCAGACACTAATCCATCGGCGGCAACTATCGCTACGTCAGGTGTAGTTTCGTTACAGAACACTTTATTGTCTGTAATTACCGCAGAGGAGTCCGCCTTTAGCGTAATACACGGCTCGGTATTAAGGCCAGCCGCTCCGCCAACTGTACCATTAACAAGAAGATTATCATGGATATACATCCCGATAGAAGCGGTGGTAGAGTCTTCGATACAAGCTGTTGAAAAATCTCCGAAAACTTTATTACCAGAGATTTCAGTGTAATCGCTTCCTACGTGGCTGATAAAAGACACCGCAGCAGCAGCACCCATTTCAACACGACAGTTCGTAATCTTGCCGTTGTCACATACAGCCGCTACGTCGATACAGTCGATGAACTCATCAGTATTGACATTAGTAGTCAAAAATCGACAGTTGTCAATCAAGTAATTCTCGGCTCCAGTTTCAATGTCAATGGCATGAACAACACCGTTACCAGCGATGAAGTTGATATTGTGAATCTCAACGTCGTCAGCGCCAATTACAAGCTCGCCATTCGTGGTGTATGTTATAGTTGGAGCATTTTCACCAACTCCGAGACCAAAAACTTTAATATCAGCCTTAGAAAAGTCTGCGTCATCAGCCGTAAAAGTCTCAGCGTGGCCTGGAGCAATAATGAGAGCGTCCCCATTGTCTGCTGCATAATTAGTTATGCCGAGCTTTATGCTTATTTCTGCGTTAGTCCAATCCGCACCAGTTCCAGAGCCACCAGCACTACTGTCGACATACCATACATTGCCAGCTATGCCCATTAGTGCTATTTGGTCGGCACTAAGCAGTTGAAGTGCGTTAGTATCTACCTCAATTGCGGTTGCAGTCGTTTGTACGTCTGCCCTACTAACAGGTGTACCATAAGCAGAAGCACAAAGCAGTAAAACTAAACAAATTGTAAATAGCTTTTTCAGTTTGTACTCCTTTCTTATTCTATGGTAAGGTCAATAATCGCGTAATCACTTGTAGCAGCGGATGCTTTCGCAACGTAACCAATCAACCGTTCGCCTTCGTCAGCAGTTGCATCATCATCTGGTAAGGCACAAGCTCCGGCAGTTACACCACAAGTTACGCCATCGCCAATAACAAGTGTATCTGAAGCATTCAGAACAGGACAATATCCCTTTACCTGTGCCCAGAAGAAATAACTGGCCGTGACTGCTGTCATAGTAACGCCGGTGCAAGGGCCGGTCGGGTCTGTCGGGAACACGATTACGTCTTTGTACTTATTCTTCCACAATGTAACGTCAGATTCAACTGCTATTGCAGTACGAATACCGCCAGCGTCAGCAATCTCAAATATGGTGTCATATCCAGTTGTAACATTGGCTGTACTAACCTTGTTGTCCTTGACAATATACATATTACCTTCCCCTGTGCCATCTGGGACGTATATATAACCGTCAATAAATTCGTGAACGGCTATTGTAGCGGTACTGGTCACGGTAACGATTTTGTCCCCTGCGACCCAAATGTCAGGATTGTTAGTCTGGACTTCATATTCGGCATCGGTGTCTGCGGCAGCAGCTTGACAAACAGTAGCTATAGCAAGGCCATTTCCAGCCTCTTCTTGATACCGCCACATGCGGCCATCACGAGACTCAGCTATTGCACCTAACGGAAAATACTTCTTTGCCGTTGGATGCCAAATATCTCTATCTGCGTACAAACTTTCCGCAGAAATCTTCCACTGACTATGATTAGGTGTATCAGCATCACCATGAAATAAATTATCGTAACTCATAAAGAGTCTCCTTTTCTAAGCGGGAAACACCCGCAAAAATTAAATTATTCACATTCAACTTTACAAACTTTAGCTTCGTCGAATCTCATTGCGCCCATATTCATGTGAACGTAAACTCGCTGAGAGTAAGACTTTGTACTTTCCTCGGTAATCTTAATAGTTAAAGCATCTGCTATACCAAGAATCATCGCATCCTGTGCCCAGAACCAACATTCATACACGTTTGTAGTACCATCAACGTCGTTTTGCGAACCCTTAGTAATCAGCGGGTCAACAATCCAGTTTATGCCCATCCAGTTTCTAAGAACTCTGCCCTCTGGAAGTGGCTTTTGGTTGTTGTAGTCGATGTTGACGTACTCTTCCTGACCAAAGAGATTAGTCGCCTGACGTGGTGAAATTGCACCCCAGATAGGAATGTTCGGATTGACTTCGTTGTTAGCCATATATTCCAGAACAAGTTCTATCTTTTCTATTGTCATACCAACATCAGAAGCGGAGCAGTTGCCGCTCGAACAGTCGTGTGCGATTGTACGACCGGTATCAAGTCCGGTGTACTTGACGTTACCATCCTGATTCGCCCAAGTAATCGTGCTGCTATTTTGGCGACCGGAACCGACCGCGGCCTCAAACGCATTGTAGATAATAACATCTTTCTGGCGCTGGACTGCATTCTTGAACGATGTGACAAAATCACCTGTTGGTGACAATTTAATATCAAGGTCGTCGTCCATGTCGTACAGTATAGAGTTGTGATACGGGGTGGTATCGACCCAACGCCTCTGTGTACTTGCGGCCATCTCAGGAGTATCGGGGCTTCTGCCGGTCTTTTCCTGCAATTCAAACTCGGCCATCATATCAAACGCTTTGTCTTCGTTTGTCGAGAGGTTGGTTTCAATCCTTACAGCTTGCCCGAATCGAGATTCGTCTTTCTGGCATTCCAAATACAGGTCGTCGTGAAACTTAGACGTAAACCAAGTTGGGATGCCTCCTGTCATGTTAATTTTTGAACGCATTATGTTCCTTTCCAAAATTATTAAATTTCATCGGAAAGGGAGTCCAAAGAATTGGGGCTTTCCTAACACTATTCGCCGGTTTAAGGCGGTATCACTTTGATACAAGCATCAGGGCGTTATGCAATTTATCACATAACGGGAATCTGAAATATACATAAGCCTACACAGGCTTTTTTTGGTATAAAGCCTTGAGTCTGCTCTCAAGGTTCTTAAATTGTGGGTCTCCTTTGAAATTAACTGGATTTTCTTTTCGTATTGCATTTTGCTGAGCACGGAGTTCGGTTATCTGGAAGTTTATCGAATCTGCTGATAATGCACCAGAATCTCCACCGCCTTTGCGGCCAGCTTCGCCCATTTTCTGCGACATATTGTCCATTATCAAAGTTAGCCACGGAGATTGTTTCAACTGTGGAGCTTCTTCAAATAACTTTTCTAACGGATTTATCATCTCTCCATCCGCGCCTTTTACTTCGATTTCGCCATACTTCTGAAGATGCGCCAAAGCACCGGCTGTTCGGTCGTCTGTGCCGTCAAGCCATAAACCCTTAAGTACGGCTGTGCCAGCTTCAAAACTCTGGCTGATAGCTTCAGCATTCTGTGCCGCACCTGCATCAATATCGTCTGATACATTGGTGTGGTAGAAGTCGAGAACGTCTTTGAAGTCTGCCTGCGACCAATTCTTGCTCTTTCCAAACTCTCTAAGCGCTGTCATCTTATTATCGTCTAATGGGCCGAGCTTCACAGCCATCTCGTCAGACAGAGCATACTCGTAAGCATCTGGTACGTTATGTGCCTTAGACCAAGCAGTCTTAACCTCATCAGAAGATGTCTCGGACGGTATCTCTACCATTGAGTTCGGGTCTTTGCCGTACTTACGCTTTAAGTCCATATGGCCTTTAGC